TACGCCAACGGTTGGCAAAGTATTTGCTGGACTCTATATTGCGCCTGGTACTGCTAATGGAACCATTGAAATTGAAGGAGTAAATGGCCAGACACGTGTACTTACATTGAGTCCAGGAGTATGGCCTCTTGGTGGTCAGCGTATAGTCCAAAGCGGAACCGCTATATCTGCAGCTGCAGTAACAGTATTATTCTAATTTTATGTTTCAAGGAGTTAGATTTGGCCTTGGAATGGATTTGTCATACAAGTATGTCAATCCAGTTGCTACTATTGGTAGTGATAATCCAGCAAATGCTGCTGAACCAGATGCTACAGCTAATGTATTGATGGATGGACCATTTTTCAGCGGACAAAGTTGGAGAAATCTACAAAAAACCAGCTATGCGCCTTATGGTTCTAGCACTACTCCCGCCGGCGGTGGGTTTAATTACGAGTATGGCGATGAAGTTGTAAGATTTGACGGAAGTGCGTGGATCTATGAAACTAGCGGTAGTGAAATAGCCAGAGCTTGGAGCACTGAACCATATCCTTGGTTGGCAACAACATGGAATAATAATTTTTACGCAGCAAAAGTTATTTCCTCATATGCAAAGGCGACTAATTATCCTGAGGTTCCATAATAGTCTTATAAATAATATATTATGGCAAAACCAACATCCCGCCAAGAATTAGCAGACTATTGCCTTCGTGCACTCGGTGCGCCAGTGCTTGAAATTAACATTGACGAAGATCAGATTGAAGATCGTATCGATGAAGCCATTCAGTTTTATCAAGAATATCACAGCGACGCAGTGGTTCGTACATTTTATAAACATAAAGTCACACAAGCAGACTATGACCACAACTATATTACTCTGCCTGATCAACTTATTAGTGTGCTTCGTGTCCTAAACTTGAGCAGCGGTGATGCTGCTGATATGTTTAGTGTTAAATATCAGATGTTTTTAAATGACCTCTATGGACTACGCAAACCCGACTCACTCATCAACTATGAGATGACAAAACAGTATATGAACTCGATTGAGCTTATACTTACAGGCTCAACTCAGCAGATTATATTTACTCGTCACATGAATCGCCTGAGCATTCAAGACGACTGGAAAACTTATGTAAATATTGGTCAGTATATTATAATTGAAGGTTATCAAACAATCAACCCAAATGATTTTACTGATGTGTACAATGATATGCTTCTTAAAAAATATCTTACAGCATTGTTGAAACGTCAATGGTCAATAAATTTATTAAAATTTGATGGCATGACTCTTCCTGGTGGTGTTACAATCAATGGTAGAGCTATGTATGAAGATGCTCTTAATGATATTGAAAAGATTGAAACAGATTTTGATCTTAAGTATCAAATGCCCCCAGACTTTTTTCTTGGATAGTAGATAATACGTTATGCCTCGTAGTGTATATTTTAGCCAACGTTACAGACCTGAGCAAAATCTTCTTGAAGATTTGCTTATCGAGTCTATGAAAATTATGGGGCATGATGTCTTTTATATTCCTCGTAAGATTGTAAAGCAGGACTTTATCTTAAACGAAGATGTAATATCAAGCTTTGACGCATCATTTCTTATTGAAATGTTTGTTGAAAGTGTCGATGGCTTTGAAGGTGACGGTGACCTCATGACAAAATTTGGTCTTGAAACACGAGATCAAGTTACACTTGTGTGCAGTCGTCGTCGATGGAACTCGCTTATAGGTCGTCATGGCTATACAAATGACAGCGTTCGGCCGCGTGAAGGTGATCTCATCTACGTACCATTCAGCGGTGGACTCTTCGAAATTAAATTTGTTGAAGACAAGAGTCCATTTTTCCAACTTGGAGGCAGTGGCGATACAAAGGGAACTATACCTACGTTTAAACTTACATGTGAACTCTTCGAATACAGCGGTCAAGAGATTGATACTGGAATAGCAGAGGTTGACTTGATACAAGTCGGTCATACTCAAGGCTCACGTGCCCTACTAGACTTTGATGGAGATGTGCATGATCTTGGTGAAACTCTAACAATTGAGTTGCCATCAGGAATCCTTGGAGAAGCAGAGTTATTGCAATATGAACATACCACAAATGGTAGCATTGCAACATTTGGTACCTTAACATTTAATGATGGAGAGTTTCATACATTGACAGTTGGCGCTGAGTTAACAGGTCAAACTTCTGGCACCACATCAACGGTAACCGCTGTAATTGATTTAAATGATGGAGATGCAGCACTATTTGTTAATGATGATCTCACTCAAAATAGTTCTTTTGATATTATAGGAAATGACTATATTGACTTTAGTGAAAGTAACCCGTTTGGAGACCCGTCATAAGCCATGTTAAATTCATCATACTATTATAATGGAAATCTTAAAAAGATTGTAGCGGTGTTTGGCACAATCTTTAATGACGTTTCTATTGCGAAAAAAGTAAATGGCAAGATGACTGGTATACAACGTGTGCCTATATCATATGGACCAAAACAAAAGTTTTTGGCGCGACTGTCAAGCCAACAAAATGAAGAGTTTGGAGACGTAGCAATCAAACTACCTCGTATGAGTTTTGAGATTACTTCAATAGCCTATGATTCAACAAGTAAACTAAATAAACTTAATAGCAAATTATATTTGGTTGAAGGTGACTCTGATACAAAGACCAAAATATATCAAGGCATTCCATATAAAGTCAGTATTCAATTGAGTATACTTGCGCATCATCAGGATGACGCACTCCAGGTGTTTGAACAGATTGTTCCTTACTTTACTCCAGACTATACCGTAGCAGTAAAAGATCTTGAGGGTCCTGGCAGCATTACTGATGTGCCTATACTGTTAACAAGCACAAACATGCAAGATGACTATGAAGGTGACTTTGGTAATAGTCGTCGTACAATCATCTACACATTGGATTTTGACATTAAATTTAAGTTTATGGGCATACAGTCTGGCCCAGCAAAAATTATTAAAGTTGTTAACATTGACCTCTATGACACGCCTATAACACCAGGCGCGTTGCTGGAAGTGGGGGATGGTATTGACCGAGTACACGTACAACTTGGAGACCTAGAAAATGACACTCCAGAAAACTATACAGTAGTTACAACCTACGGATTTGATGAGGACCCATAATTATGAAAAAAGACAAAGATACCATACTGGCATCTCTTGAAAAAAACGTCTTACCGGTAAAACATGAAATTGCAGTCTCAACTGGATCTCCAGTTGGGCCATCACACGATGAAATTGTATTGCACGCCGAAGAAGATTATAAATTTGCACGAGAGCGTATTAAAAAACTTATTGATACAAGTGACGAGGCTATAAGCACAATGCATGCTCTTGCAAGTGACGCTGAGCATCCTCGTGCATTTGAAGTGCTTGCTGGCATGATAAAAACTGCAGCTGATATAAATGGACAACTGCTAGGATTACAAAAAGAGCGTAAAAAAATTATACAGGTTGACGATAAGCGTGGACAACCTGTAGTTCCTAACACTACAAATAATGCTATATTTGTTGGTACCACTACAGAACTACAAAAGTTATTGCGTGGTAATGCTGATGAAACTATTGACGTTGAATGACTGCACCTGATTCATATAATGGCAACCCATACATAAAGAGAGATGGAGTACAACAACATTTTACTGCTCATGAAATAAGTGAGTATAAAAAATGTATGTCAAGTGTATCATATTTTGCTGAGCATTATGTAAAGGTAATTAATCTTGACCGCGGACTTGTAAACTTTAAGTTGCGTGGTTATCAAGAAAAAATGGTAGAACATTTTTCTGATAATCGGTTTTGTATTGTATTGGCGTGTCGTCAGAGTGGTAAGTCTGTGACAAGTGTTGCCTGGTTGTTACACTATGCAATATTCAATCCTGACAAAAAAATTGGCATACTTGCAAACAAAGGAGCGACTGCTCGTGAAATGCTGTCTCGAATAACACTGATGCTAGAAAATTTACCATTTTTCCTGCAACCAGGGTGTAAAATATTAAATAAGGGAAACATAAAATTTAGCAACAACTCTGAAATTATTGCGGCGGCAACAAGTGGTTCAAGTATTCGGGGACTTTCAATGAATGTGATCTTCCTTGATGAATTTGCATTTGTTCATGGTGCAAACGAATTTTACACCAGTACCTATCCTGTTATTTCATCTGGTAAGGACACAAAGGTTATAATTACAAGCACGCCTAATGGAATAGGCAATATGTTCTATAAACTATGGGAAGGTGCAATACAGAGTGCAAATGAATTTAAGCCGTTTACAATTAAGTGGAATGATGTGCCTGGACGCGATGAAGAATGGAAACGTCAGACCATAGCAAACAGCAGTGAACTTCAATTTCGTCAGGAATTCTCATGTGATTTTATTGGCAGTTCGCAAACATTAATAGGCTCTGATGTGTTGTTGGGTCTACAAGCTCGAACTCCATTAAAGACGCAATATGACATACACTATTATGCTGAACCTGTCGAAGGTCATGACTATATAATAACTGCAGACGTCAGTAAAGGACGAGGCCAAGACTATAGCACATTTACTGTATTTGATATATCAGGTGTTGATGGTGTTTTTAAACAGGTTTGTACCTATAGAGACAATCTCGTGTCTCCGCTTATGTTTCCAGAGTTTATTGTTCGTGCTGCAAAAACATATAATGATGCACTTGTAATAGTTGAAAACAATGATGCGGGACAAGTTGTATGTAATGCAATCTATTATGACTATGAATATGACAATACTTTTGTGCAAAGCTCAGTAAAGAGCAGCGGGATTGGTGTGACTATGACAAAACGTGTAAAACGTATTGGTTGTAGCAACTTGAAAGACTTACTTGAAAGTGGCAAACTTCAACTTTGTGATGCTGACACGATAGTTGAACTTAGCGGTTTTGAACCAAAGGGAGACAGTTATGCTGCTCGCGGAAACACTCATGATGATATGGTTATGAATCTTGTGCTATTTGCATGGTTTGTAAGTACAGATGCGTTTGGTGGACTGAGTAATATTGAGTTAAAATCTTTACTCTATAGTGAAAAAATACGAGAAATGGAAGAAGACTTGCCCCCATTTGGTATATTTGATACTCCGCAAACATCACAAACTCCAAGCATGATTGACTATGAACGTCAAGTGTCATCACTTCAGGAGTGGAATGCGCTGTAAAAGTGACTTTTTATAAATATCGATAGATTGAAATTTTCTTATTATGATCTCTTAAAACTTATAATTAACAACTGAAGAAAGAAAAAAATATATGGCAACCTTACAAAGCGTAGGTGTACAAGTTACAGAAACCGACTTGACACCAGTAACACAACCGGTATCGGCATCAATTGGAGCATATGTTGGACATTTTAATTGGGGTCCAGTAGATGAGCTTACAAATGTTGGTTCTGAAACAGAATTAGGAAAAATATTTGGCACACCAAGTAAAAGTAATGATGTTAATGCAGCATCATTCTTAACAGCTGAAAGTTTTCTTAAATATGGCAACTCATTGAGAGTAATTCGTACTATTGATAATAATTCAACTGGCGCAAAAAATGCCGCAGGTTATTGCGACACATCTGGAAATATAGGTGAATTTGCCACATTAATTAAAAACAAAACAGCCTTTGATAATTTATCAACAGATGAATTACAAGCTCCATTGTACTCACGCTACCCTGGTGAACTTGGTAATTCATTAAGTGTACAAATTTTTCATAAAGATAATAGAAGTACTACATCAACTGAATCTAAAAAATTCTTCTCAGTTTTAGCTGATACAACACTTTGGGCATCCGACGTAGCTGAAACTGAATTAGTTGAAGACGAAATTCATATTGCAGTTTATGACGTAAAAGGATTAATTACTGGAACAAAGGGGACAGTACTTGAAACATGGCAAGGTCTTTCATTGCATCCAGACGCTCGTAATACAAATGGTTCTAATAACTACTGGGCCGATGTAATCAACAGTGGTTCAAAATTTATCTATGCATCCCAGATAAATGGTACAATACAACAAGTCCAAGCCTCAGTTGAAATTGGTACAGGTAACGCTCGGCTTAAATTTACCGCAAATCCAATTTCATTTCCAGGTGTGGCCGGAAACGCTTGCAGGGTTCGTGCCGTAAATCCCGGAACTCCGAATGCCAACCTTTCTATTTCACAGGTTGGTAGTGACCTCACGATCAATCTTGCGACTAACTCAAGCAGTGCCGTGATTAGCACAGCAACGCAAATCAAAAATTTTATCACAGACTCGTTATTGCCCCAAATCTTATGCGATTTGGGAACTGGGTCTAACGGGACTGGGGTGTATGCTGCTCACAACTACATACAATTAACAGGGGGAGTGAATGGCTTCACTGGGTTAACCATTGCAACATTAACAACTGATACAACGACAGAAGTATCATCGTATTCTTTGGTTGGATCCGGACTTTATTACTTTGTTGATGGTGCTAATGGAACAAGAGACATTGATAATGTAGTTAATTCTTTAAGCATGCTAGAAGACACTGATAATATTGATGTTAATTTGATATTTGCTGAAGCATTTATTGGTAATAATGCAAATGAAATTAATGCTGCATTAATTTCTGTTGTTGAGAATCGCAAAGATTCTATTGCATTTTTATCAGCTCCACTTGACTTATACACACTATCAACAGATAGTGCAAAGAAAACTGCACTTAAAACTGCAAAGGACTCATTTTCATCTACACCTAATACAGTTTTAAGTTACACAGTATTTGACAGTACTCCTGTATATGTGTACAATAAGTATGCTGATCGTTATGAGTGGATTCCAGCATGTGGTCATATGGCAGGTCTCTGTGCATACACTGATGAAATCTCTGATCCATGGTTCTCACCAGCAGGATTTAATCGTGGTCAATTGCGTGGAGTCACTAAGTTGGCATACAATCCAAAAAGTATTGATCGTGATGATTTATACAACTCTAACATCAATCCAATTGTGAACGTTACTGGCCAAGGGATTATTCTCTATGGAGACAAAACCGGCCAAACGCGTCCAAGTGCATTTGATCGTATAAACGTGCGTCGTCTTTTCATCACAATACAACGTGTGTGTGCACAAGCTGCTAAATTCCAGTTGTTTGAATTAAACGATGAATTTACTCGTAATGCATTTATCAATACGATTGATCCATACTTACGAGACGTTCAAGGACGTCGTGGTATTACTGACTATAAGGTTGTATGTGATGAAACAAATAATACACCACAAGTAATTGATACCAATCGTTTCGTGGCTGACATCTATATCAAACCTGCTCGTTCGATTAATTATATTTCACTTAATTTTATTGCAACACGCACCGGTATATCATTCACTGAAATTGGAGCATAATAAAACGTATAAATACTAAATATATAGAAAAATACAATGAGTAATTTATCACAATTTAAAAATCAATTTTTAGGCGGAGCTCGTCCAAATCTATTTGAAGCAGAAATTTATTTTCCACGCAATGTTGCTGATGGCGCTATGGCAACATTAAAGTCACGTTTCTTAGTTAAGGCTGCACAACTTCCAAGTAGCGTCATTGCTCCTATTGAAGTACCATATCGTGGACGCAAATTAAAAGTTGCTGGAGATCGTACATTTGAACCATGGACAATCACGGTAATTAATGACAGTAAAATGGAAATTCGCAATGCTTTTGAAAACTGGATGAATTTGATTAATCGTCATGCTTCAAACACAAGTGCGTACACTGCTGCTCCACTTGATTACTATAAAGACCTACACATCAAACAATTAACGCGTGAAAATGCAAACCCTACGAAAAAATATACATTCGTGGGCGCATTTCCAACAAATATAGGTGCAATTGAGCTTAATTACGAAACTAATGATACTGTAGAAGAATTTACAGTTGAATTAAACTATCAGTATTGGACTTCTAATAGTACTATTGGGTAATTAGTTTTTGCAC